AGAAGCATCGTTTAGATATTTCCAGTCAGATTTGTAGAAGTCATAAGAACCTCTTCTGAAACCTGAGAAACCTAAATTTAATGCCATATCCTCATCGTTGTTGAATACTCCATAAGAAGTACCACCAGCACCATAAGAATTTTGAGATGCAAGCATATCATCAATAGCTAAAGATACTGCTCTATTACAGTATAACATGTTTTCTTCTATTGCACCTTGTCCGTCAAACTTTTTAAGGATATTATCAAATGATCCTAAATCGTCTGAAGCGCTATTGCCTTTAATACCAGAAGTAACATGACCTCTATCGTTGATAGCTGCGAATAAACCTTCAGTACCAAAATCTGCACCAGCTCCACTTAATTGTGAATCTACTGCAGAAGAACCAGGTACACCAAGTTCACCTTCTAAACATGCCATCTCTAAATAATCAGTGAATCTAGCTCTTGTATCACCTTCAGCTTTCAAATACCATAGGTAACCGTTTTGACCTTCTTCACCTGAAATTTCAACCCAACCAATTGCAGTTGCATCAGAACCACTAACTTCAAATTTATCTTTGATGATAATTGGTTTGTTTACATGCGTTTTGTGTTGAGGTGTTACTGCGTTGCTCATTCCGCTATCTCCTTTTTTGAATTCAGATCCATAAACGAAGAAAGAACATCTAGCATCGCCGTCATCATTAGTAGTAACAAAACCACTAACTGCGTTAACGTCAGCTACAGAATAAGGTAATGCAGTTAATGTACCTGCTGCTGAATCAGCTACAGAAACATAACATTTTGTAATAGTAGGATTAGCCTCACCATCAGATAATACGATAGTTTGACCAACTCTAACTCCGTGATCAGTAGCACCAGTAATAGTACCAGCGTTTGCTACAGATACACCTGAAACAGATAGATGTAATCTACCTTGCTCTGACCAGATTACTCTGTCAGCGCTCATAGGCTCTTCAGCCCCAACTTGTGAAAGGAAACCAGAGATAGTTCTGTTACCGAATACCTCAGCTTCTTTTGCTATAATGTCAGGTAAATACTGTTGTGCCCAACCTTCAGTACTAGATGACGTAAAGTCAATATAGTTACTTGAAAGGGTTTGCTTTTTCGGCGCTGGGGTTGAATTTAAATTCGATCCAGCGGTCGGATTAATTGCTGCCATTTTATTTTAAATTTTAAATGTTTATATTTATTTTCTAATTTTAAATCGGAGTTTGTTAGAATCATCACCACTAATTGCTTTTACTTTGTATCCTCCAACATTTACTTCACCGTGATTTTGTCTCGGTTCCATATCAATGTTTTTAGATTTAGCAACGCTTTCTTTAATTGCGTCAGCCTTGCCTTGTTCATAAAAGTGATTAGCTATAGCATCAGAATTCATAGCTGTAAATAAAGCTTTATGATAACCATCAGCATTATCAATTAAATCATTTTTACCCATAAATTTTTTGGTAAAATTATTAATATTACTTTGTGTTTCCTTTACTTCGTTTACATCTTTAACATTAAATCTGAATTTCTTTTCACCAACATTATATTCAAAACCTTTGAATTTGTCGTTAAAAACATTATTTGTTTTTTCTTTAAAAACAGATCTTTGTTTATTTGCTGCCTTATCAGCTTCTACTTTATCCGTGTTGTATCGATTAAAAAAATCAATAGCCTTTTGTTGCTCAGGAGCCAACTTAGATCCTGACTTGATTTCTTTATAATACTTGGACTTTAACCCGTCCATGTGGTTTTTAGCGTTGGCAACTTGCTCTTTAAACGCTAATTTCTTTCTCTTGACATCTTTAACATCATCTACTTCCTCATCAAATGAAAAACTATCTTCTATTAAAAAGTTTCTTTCATCTTGAGTTAAGTGAGGTTTTGTTTGTCTATAGTACTCATGTAGTATAGACGTGTCATCATACTTACTATAATCTTGATTTAATTTTACATAATCCTCAAGATCACCTCCAGTTTCATTCATAAAGTCTACAACTTTTTGAATGTTTTCTGGTAAGTCTTCACCAGTTTCTTTTGCTTCTTCTACAGCTTCTTCAACTGTTTCTTTAACTTCTTCAACTTTATCTTCAACAACCTCATCAGTCTTTTCTTCTGTAATTTCCTCCAAAACTGGTTGTTCAGTTTCTTCTTTTTTATCTTCAACCTTTTCTTCTTCAACCTTTTCTTGTTCCACTTTTTCTTGAACCTCCTCAATAACCTTATCATCTTTTTCTTCTTTAGGTTGGTCTTCTACTTTGTTTTCTACCTTTGGTTCTTCTTTTTCCTCAGGTGTATCAATTGGTTTTGATAAATCAACTTTTATAGGTTCATTATCATAATCAATTCTTTTTAATGAAGGTTTTTTTACTTTTAATTTACCTTCTTTTGTTGCTCCTTTTGTCTCAACATTTTTGTCAGTGGTTTTTTTAGCCACCTCTTCTTTTTTTACTTTTGCCATAATATAATATTATATAATTAATTAAACATAATGTACTTTCGTACAATTTCTTATTTTCCTATGTATGCTATAATCTGTCCAGCGTTTACATCAATTTCAGTATATCTACCATAAATTGTTACGCCAGCTGGAACATCTACATTAGTTTGTGATATTTGAACACCACCTGAACCTTCTAAATTAGTTTCAGATCCTGCAGCTAAATCATTAGCGGCATCTTCAGTGTTAGCATATACTGTAGCTGTTTCTGCAACCAAACCACCAGAACTATCAAAGTCTGTTGCTGTTAATGCTGTAAATGCAATAAACACACATCCTGTCGGAGGTTTAATAGCGTCACTTGAAGCTGTTGTAAAAACAGATCCCATTATTTGACCTGTCCAATCATTTTTTACTATTGCCATTTTACTATTATTTACTTGTTAAACATATTTTACGTTGGTTCAAACATACCTAAATCAAAATCCCCACTTAATATATCATTACTTGTTGACTCAAATCTTTTAGGTGGTTTACCAGTTTTTCTTTGATCAATTAATTCAGATTGTTGAGATGCTTGTATTCTAGTTCTTTCATCTTTACGATCTTCTTTATTTGATTCTTTTTGTTTTAGTGAATCAATTTCCATCTGCCTTAAACGCATGTTAATTTGAAACTCATGATTCATTAAATCTTTTTTCAATTGTGCTTCAGCTTGTAGTTTTTGTAAGTCATTTTGAGCTTCAATACTTTCTAATTGAACCTTTTGCTGTGTTATTGCTTGATTTTTTTGAACCTCAGCTTGTGCCGCAACTTGTTGAGCTTGAGCGTTTGCTTGTGCTTGAGCTTGTATGTTTTGTTGCTGCATTTGCTGATCTAATTGTATTTTCTTTTTTCTTCTTAATTTTAATAAAGAATTAGCAAGTTTTAAATTTTTAACATCACGTACGTCAATAGCATCTTCTAGTTCAATACTATTTTTAGCTAACGCTGCTTGTATATTATTTTCAAGCATTTGTTTTTCTTCTTCATCTGGTGCTAGTTCAATAAATATACCAAAATCATATAAATGTAAATTATACATTTCTTCTAAACTACCAACATTATGTGAACCAATTGCTTGTATAAAAGCATCTCTAGTTGGTGAATATTCTATAATATCAGCAACTCTCAATGATATACCCTCAGCCATTTGATGTGTTAAATATAATCCACTTTGTAAAATATGTCTTGTAGCTGTATTGCTATTTGCTGCTGCTATTTTTTGTACACCAACTAAAGCATTTTTATCTGGGGTACTACCGTCTCTTGCTTCATTTAAACCAGTTACATCACGCATCATTTGTAAGTAATAGTTGTAAGAACCAATTAATGATTGCATTTTAGCACCACCACTACCACTTTGTATTTCTTGTATAGGTACTTTACCAGGATTACCATCACCATCTTGTGTTAATGATCTACCAATAACACTACCAGTTTGGAAGAACATATTTAATGCTTCTTGTGGATTATAATTTGTTCCATTACCTAAATCAACCTCTGCTAACCCATCAGCATCTAAGTATACACCGTCTGGTACCATCCTTGATAATACTTGTTGTAGTTTTAAATGAGTTAATTGTATCATATCAGCAAAACTAGTCATTCTACTTACTAACGATTCAATTTTTCCTTTATACATTCTTGGTGCACAAAGAGAATAATTCATTTTAACTTTAGTATAATCACTTTTAGGTCTTAGCATATTCTTTGCTAACTCCCATTTTAATAATTTTTTTGTACCAACAACTAAAACACCCTCATATAATACTTCTATTGAACGATCTACTTTTTCAAAATTTGCATCATAAACATCAGCTGGTGGATTAAATGAATCATCTTTAATTAATAATTTAGAAGCACCTGTTGCTGTTTCTTTAATCTTATATACTTCGTTCATATATGTTTTATAATTGAAATATAAAACCTGAACAATATTAGTATCTAATTCATCTTCATAAGCAATACCTACATTACCTACAGAATTTTTTTGTATACCTTGTTGAATTATTTCTTCTAAATCTTCATTAGTTAAATTAGGAAATTGCTTTTTGATTTCATTTATAGGAATATTTTTTACTTCACCAATATAATATATATCATCAAAATAAGGCGATTCAGTATGTGACCAAACTAAATTAGCTGGATCAACATAATCTACAGTAACACCTTCAGATTTAGAAAAATTATTTTTTACAGCTCCAATACCTAAAACTGTTAAATCATAATAAAATCTTCTTTTTGTTAAATCATAATCATTACCTTGAAATATAGTATTAATAGCTTGTTCTTCTGCAACCTCAATAGATTGTTTGTAGGTAAGTTGCATATGTAACTCAAGTTCTTCTTTTGACTCAGGTAATTTTTCTGGATTATTTTCATATAAATTAATACCAAATTGTTCTTGAGAAAAATCATTTAACTCTTTAGTATTCATATCTCTTAATACAGATTCCATATACTTTGTTCTTTTGTCAACACCATATGGATCTTGAGAAAATACTTTTATATCATAACTTCTATCTGCAATACCATTTACAACTATATCTACAAACTTCT